TAAAGCAGTTTGTTATAATAGAGTTGAGTGGAGAAAAATGACCGTTCATTCAAAAGTTAGGTTTTTGGGTTAAAAATATGGATAAAAAACGTGAACCTAAGTTCATCGATTTTTTAGTTCGGAAGGATTTATAGTTTATATAGTAGTAAATAAACTTATTCTAGCTTATCTATCTTTTTTATCATTTCTAAGTAAGTATCGAATGGCAGAACGGCCAATGGCTCTCCACGATCTTCTTTAATGACCTGGATGTCGACATTTTCGTTAGGCAACATCCATTGAGCGATGTTCTTACGGACTTTGCATTGAACTTTTATCTTTTTATTTAAAAGAACGTCAACTTCTTCATGCATTCCTAAAGAAGCTCCATTGGAACCCCAAGCTCTTTTAGCAGGAACGCCCATATCTTCTGACATATCTACAACCAATCGTTCAAATCGATTGCCTTTGGCTTTTGATTTACTTGGCATTTATTATATTTCCTTTTTTTGTAAAAAATAACTCTTTTTGTATTAAGTTGTATTTATTTCGATTGAATAAAGGATAGATAAATTTATGTTTTGCAAAATTCCCCTTATGTTCAAAGCCCATTTCAATCATCTGTTTTACGTTATATGTAATAGAACCTTTTTTTCGAGATGTCATTTTGTTGTTTTTTTTATCCCAAAATAAAGGGTTCTTTTTTGTAACACCGCTATACAACCAATTAGAAGCTTTATATAATCCTCCATTATGTTTTAAAGCTATGTCAGCATATGTAACTAATGTTGACCATCTTTTTTTACATAACATTTTTATACTTTTTGATATTAAAAATGAACCAGCATTTTCTGGTCTATCGTCAACAAGACAAAATCTATGTAAAGATAAAACACCATTAGGATTATTGGGTGAAACTGATTTAGAGGCACCAAAAGGAGGAGGCATCCACCACGATACTCCATGAAGATTCTTTTTATCTTCGTTATAATATAATCCAAAACAAGATACTGCTATTTTTGATGCTCCATGAGCATAATGGTATTTTTCTACAAATGGTTTAGCGACAGATAAAAGTATAGGTTTAACATTCCATTTATTTTTTATCAATAGCATTTAATAACTCCATTAGCTTTCTTGTTAACCAAGAAGGTTTATATGTTCCATTTTCAATTGATCTGCCTCTCTTGTTTAGAAAGTATAATAATTGAGTTTGTATTATTAATATAGGTATCATTATATCATGTCTGTGATTAATTAACTCTTCCCATAGGTATTCATTCATTGTTTACTCCTTTCTTTATGCATTCCTTGCATTCTTTTCTTCTTAAGCCATATGTGGGAAAATCCTCATAGTGGGCAATATTGTTAGTGCTATAGAGCCATTCATAGACTCTTTTACAAGTGGTACAGAATTTCAAACGGCGTGAATCTGTCTTATATATCTTTCTGTGTTTCTTACCACCGTATATCTCTTTTTGTGGTTTAAAAAACCAATCACTCATTTTACTTCCTGAATTTTTGGGAAAAGATCATGTGCCAACATTGCTATACGCTTTAATCAGAAATCCTTTTTTGATATTTCAAATGTCTGATTAACATCTTTTCCCAAGGTTAAATAATTAGGGGAAGGTTACATCTATCATAAACACTTCCCCTTTCGTCTAAGGAGACTAATTCTTTTTTAAACTAAACCTTTCATCTAGTTTATTAAGACTCCAAACAAGCAAGAACAAAGCAATTGTTACTTTGAAAACTTGGCTGAAGAACCAGCCTATGTATATTAACCAAGTTGGTATGTCTACTATTATCATGCTTCTCCCTTTTTACAAACTGGACAAGTTTGTCTTTGTTTTTTATAAGATGGAAAATCTGGCAAGTAGCGATACTTCTTACTATGCCAATTCTGTCCGTCAAACACTTCATAACACTGTCTACATTCCTTACAATACTTTATGTTCTCATCCGTTCTCTTTGCGTCTGTTTTCCAACTGTTCTGCTTTGCCTTTAAATACTGTTTGTATTTAATAGACATGGCTTCATGCCTTCTCTGCTAAAGTCTTAAAGAAATCTTTAGTGTCTTTCATGCTGTATTGTTTTGGAAGATGAACAACATCATCCTTTATTATGGGTTTGGATATGATGTTCTCATAGAACAAGCATTTATCTCCATTGAATCCCATCGTGATGGAACCACTTGTTCCATACCTAACTTTTGCAGCTATGAGTTGATTTCTATTTGGCCCATAATCACTTTGCTCAAATCTGACCTTGTAGTCGTAGTAGACAAAGATGATATTCTCCGCAGTTTGCTCAATGGAGCCTGATTCTGCTAGGTCACTCATCTTAGGGATAGGGTCTACACGTTGTTCGATGTTCCTATTCAATTGGCTTACAAGTATTGTGACCATATTCAATTTCTTGGATAACATCTTGTATTCTGTCATTATTTGCTCTATCTCGAATCTTCTACCATCAAGTCTTGAATCAACACGAATCAATTGAATGAAATCATCTATGACAATATCAGGTTTGAACTTTTCAATCACTTGAGTGGATTCCTTTAGAGAGAAGACATCATCGAACATGATAAGATTCTTTTCATACTTCTTTGCTATATCATCAAGTGTCTTATCTACCTCTTTTTGAGTTCCACTATCTATCTTACCAGACCTGAGCATTGAATGACTTAGATTGCCACTGGCTATTACCAATAGCTTCTTCATCATTTCAATATTATTCATTTCACGATTGATGACCATTACCTTATGACCTTGTTCTAATAACTTATAGGTCATGTTGATGATAAAGGTTGTTTTGCCATGCCCTGGTCTTCCAGCTACGACAGTTATCTCACCTCTGGTCATACCACCTGCAAGTGAGTTGAGACCACTAAACCCATATTTGATCAGATCCAATGGTTCTTCAATCGCCTTGTTCGTTGATTTGACCAATGCCTTTAGATCGAAGTCCTTACCTGTACTTATAGAATGAAGATTGCTTGTAACCTTTGTTACCTTTTCGATGATATCCTCATATTTTCTATTATTGTCAAAACATAGATTCCTTATCTCAGAGGCTTCCTTTATCAATTCTCTTTGATAGTATTTTTCAGCAACAATACGAGCATAACTTTCCCACTTGGCATCTATGCCATCGTCTAGTAGTCCTGTTACATAATAACTATTTAAATCAGGGTACATTTTCTTATCATTACTTGTTATCATTGAACAAACAGAAACGGTATCTATGCCCTTATCGTCTGCCATTAGCTTGCTCATAATGTTCCATATTCTTCTATGCATTGCAGGGTAAAATAATTTGGCATTGGTTATGTGTTTTTTTGAAAGGCCAAAATATGTATCATCCCTAAGCAAACATCCTAATAAGGCTCTCTCAGCCTCAATTGAGCGAGGTACTTCCTTAATCTTCGCAGACATCGCAAGTAGGGTTTGAGTTGAACATTTCATCGACTATTGTATCCGTTCCAGGAACTGGGTTCAAAGATTCTTTGAAAGTAACAGCTCCATTCTTATCAGCATTCGCTACATCGCTTACTGCTTTGATCAATGTTTGTATTTCTTCTTGGTTTAATGCAACAGGGGGGAGGAGTTTTAGGGATGTGTTGAGAACTCGTGCATCTTGGGGGGTGAGACCTATAATATATTTGTATTCGTTATTTACTTCTTTGAGCGATTCTATTTTCCGCATTAGTATTCCTTTTCAATTAACGGAAAAAGCCCACAGGACTACATAGCCTATGGGCTTTTTCTTATGCTTATTAGATTAATGTGCTGCCCGAAAGGTCGTCCAAAACCTTATTTGGGGGAGGGTTATATTAGGCCTGCAAAAGATTAAAAGCACGACTTTTTAGCTCTAAACCTCTACCAAAAAGACCGTATCCATTGCCACCTGACATATCCAATTCGTGATCTACATAATGAGTGGTCGTATTGAACAATCCCCAATCACTATATTTCATTTCCTTGGAATAAGAATCCCAAATGCTTTCATAGTTCTTGATGATGTTTACGCCTCTTGTACTAAATTGAGGAGGAGTCCAACCTATTCTTTCAAATTGACCTGTTTTTTCATTCTTTCGATTGATAGGTCTTGGTTTTTCCTCAAGTTTGTTCAACTCTATCGCATATTCTGTAATGTTGTCAAAACTTGATGTGTTTGCCATTTCATTCATACGATTCACGATATCCTTTTGAGCGACAATGATGTCATCCATTGAATTGATGAAATCATTCAATCTAACATCGTAGTTTGTCGTGTGCTTGATGGATACACCATTCTTGACATCTCCACGCCTTCTAATAGCGTGATACTGATTCATACAATACATTCTTACAGATGTGATGAATATCTTGAATGCAGTACTGCCATCGTGGGAGTTGACCAGAGTTGCATAGTTCTTTATCGCACCATAGGAATCATTTTCAATAACTGCACTTGCAAATTCAGAATGATCGACCTGTGCAAATAACTTCTTACCTTTTTGATAAGTACCATGTTTTATGAGTTTGCAACCAAGGCCATCAACGAACCCTCTGACACATTCTTCAAATGCTTCGTTGGGTATCGCATTATAGCCTTTCTTGGCGATATTTAGGGTCGCATTCGTATCATTTCTGACAATGCGATTATACCCTTGTATCTTGTTGCCAAACGAATCATATGCGGGTTTGGTTATTACGTCCCAATCAAATAACTGTTTCATTTACTTGTCTCCTTTTTTTTATTTTTCATTACTGCTCCTTTACTCATCAACCCACTCCCAATTTGGTGCAGGATCAACTGCATCCATCTCTGTTGTGTATGTAAATATGTATGGTTTTAATTCTGACATTGAAATAGTGCCAAATTCTTGTGCAACACCTATTGCATAAGCAAATTGAACATCACTATCCTCTGGAAATTCCATTTCTGGGTCATCAATGATGTAATATTCCCATAAATTATTTAAAATGATGTGTTTGGTTACTTTTACAATAGTTTTACCACTTTTACTTTGCATTTTTCTCATTTTTCCCCCTTTGGATATTTGTTGGATCGTAGATTTGTCCATCATCGTTTATAACGATTACTTCCTCTTTTTCTTCCTTTATGTCGCAATGTTCTTTGCATTGTGTACAAATTGGTGTTTCAATTGAAATAAAAATAGGTGCATCACAACAAGTGCTTTTCATTCGTATTCCGCCTCTACATAAACATCGCCTAAGTCTTTTATAGCTCTTCTTATCCTTATTCCTAATTCAAAGTCGGCAGCCCATTTATATATTTCAGAATTATTAGGTGAAAGACTTACTCCATGTTTATTTGCTCTGGATAACCAATACCTTGGTGAATTTCCTGTTCTTTTTATACATTCTTTCCAAATGTCTTTCAATCTTGATTCAACTACTGGTAGATCTCTTTTATTCCAATACCAGTGTATCATATTTCCTTGGCAACCACCAAATGTTTCAATAACGTCAGATTCTTGTATGGCAAACCAGAATTTGTGTTCAAAATCTCCATATACATATCTACCCATTATACTTCCTCCACTTTATTGTCTATCCAAATTGCTATTTCTTTAAAAGAACGATTTCCAGAGTCGTTTAAATGCATTATTTCATCAGCTAAATTTGTGAATTCACCTTCAAAGCATATATCTTTAGTTAATTCACTAGGTATTTTTTCCTTGTATTCGTATTGCACATCATCTAGTATGCCAATATTTTCTAAATGAATCAGTGGTATTTCACTTACTGCTTTTAATGCAACTCCTAATGCACAGAAAAAACCACAATCATTATATAAACATCCCTTATCTTGTTCATATTTTTCAGATTCTAAAGCTTCAATCCATTTCTTTTTGTATTCTTTTGGTAGTTTAAAATTCATTATTCTTCCTCTTCGTTTGTTATTTCTGGTGGGTTTGCTCCATATTTGAGCAATTCAGCCTCTTTTTTTATCTTGTAGGTATTCATTCCATTTACGATCATTACCCTCAAATAATTGAAGTCCTTGCCCTCCATATAGTAATGGTTGTTCATGTAGGTATGTAAAGAGGAGCGAACCACATCGTGATCCGCTCCATCTATTACAAAGACCAACTTGTTCCAATCTTTGTTCAATCTACCATATGTCTTAGGAATGCGTTTGTTAAGATAATGGTATATCTCTTTTAGAGGGGTTTGGATATACTCGGGAAACTCTCTAAAGATGGCTTTCGCCTCATTGGACGCTTTGATTGGATTGTCTGTGTAACCACAAGCTGGACATTTCATGGCGTTACTCTTCTTCTTTAGATAAATAAGTGCCTAGACTATTTCCACCGCTTCCTTCGTTTGTCATACAGTAGCTAAACAAAAGAGGTTTATCCGCTTGTAGGTCTACTTGACCTATTGATGGATCATTAGATAGCTCTTCAACTAGTTCAGATTTTGTACCTTTGGATTCAGGCAATTCTTCTTTTAGAACGGCTACAGGGAAACAGGATAGATACTTTGATCTAAACTCTGTATTACTTTCCCATTTGTCTGTTACAATTTGACTTAGACCAGTTTGTCCTAGAGCTTTACAAAGCTTATCTAATTCTATAAAATCAGCCTCTTTGTAATGTTCTTGGAATTTCTTTTTTACAAAATAAGTAATAACATCATCATTGCTCATTCCTTTTTTTGCATATCCTGGTCTGAAGGTCATATTTCCTATTGTATCTGTCAACCAATCCAATGTTTTGTTTCTGTCTTCATCGTTTTTAATATCAATAAAATGAGATACATTTTCACTGATATACTCATTGACCATAGGAGCGACCACCTTATTCAACTTATTGTACAATAAGGAGTAGTTTGGCTCTTTTATTGTCTTTTTAGATGGTTCTTTAGTTTTTTCATTATCTTTCAGTATTCTGTATTCAACAAAAGGATTAAGAATACTTCCATCCCAAGCAACTAATTCAACTTGTGTGAACTTGACACCAGCATCACTGGCAATATTCCTTTTAAAAGATGTTAGTTTGTTCTTGAAATTGAAAGGAACTTTATTTTTCACTTCCCACCAATCTTTATTTTGTGTTTCTACTTCAAGATTGAATAGATAAGTACCAATTTCTGTATAGGTATAGAACAGATTTTGTAAGAATCCTTCATCTTTACACCATTGATTATCGTTGTATTCTTGAAAAAGACCGTCTTGATACTCATATTCTACATTCATTGTTTTTTCAAACTCTCTGAAATTGTCTTTTCCAACAATCTCACAGATTTCTAAAAACCTATTATCATCGTCCATCAGGTTATTTGCAAGTTTATTGACAAAATTGACAAAGGTATCATTGCCCCAACCGTAATTGTCAACTCTTTCATTGAACCAATCTTGATTCATATCTTTATAGTTAGATAACTCAATTTCGTCTTTGGGGTGTAACATATCAAACATTGTTCTTTCTTGCATATCAATATTGGATCTAGATATAACTTCTAGTTCTTCTGATACACCATTAGCAAATCCTTCACGCTCTATCTTTATATAATTATTTAGTAAAGGAGATGTGTTAGTCATTGCCAAAGAGACATTAATCCAGTTATTGTTCTTGCCGAACATAGTAGATAAGTCTTTTCTTGTTGGTGTTGAGCCACTTTTATACAAATCCATTATTGCTTTTGCACCATCCATATGATTCATAGGTACAGTAAATAGGTTTGTAGCAATTTGAGCAGTTACATCATCAACTCCATTCATTTCAAATGCAGGTATATCCTCAAATTTCAAGGATTTAGCAATTTCAAATCGTTGGTGTCCATTGATGATGACATTTTGACCTTTATCGTTAACACGATAGGTAATAGGTGTTTTAATACCAATCTTCTTGATATTTTCTTTTAATAATTTGTATTCGTGGCTTTTCTTTACGCTATTTGCACGTACATTGCCTTCGGATACGAATGATGTTATTGGTTGGTTCATGTGAACTCCTTTTAGTCATGTAGGGTTATTTTTCTGTTTTTCATCCAATTAATGAAATCATTCAAGAATTGGTCGTGTTCAAACTTGGTTTGGAATTGATCATCGGATTCATAAATGTCTGTATACATATCGGTTATGTCTCCTCCATATTCATCTTTAAGGAGTTGATCAAAAACTGCATAGTTATGACTTCTTCTTGACATTTCCATTCTAAGTTCGATGTGGGTTTTGTCTTTTTTCATTTATTACTCAAAATAAAAGGGGAGAAGAGTAGGCAATTGAATTGTAGTTGTGGTCGCCATGTAGATCTCTTCTCCCCCTGTTAGGTATCAATACAAATGGAGTTAAATATTAACACCTAGAAAGGTAAGTCATCGTCTTCCATTATTTTTCCATTTGGCCATTCAAAAAGTCCAGATTCGTTTGAAGCTGTCTTTTCTTCTCCATCGCCTCCTGTGTAGGTGCGATGTTTTACTTCTATCATCACTGGTTTACCAATGACTTCATTGATATCAATGTCAATGGGTAATTCCTTGACTTTCTTCTTATCCCCATTGCTATCTTCTATCTCAATATCCTTGCAAGGATACTTGATGGTTTCAAGAACACTTGAATATCGTTGATTTCCCCCAGGATTAGGTGCGTGTACCCCATCTTCAGGCTCTTTGAATATCCAAATGGCATTAGACCATATTTTTCTTTTTGCATATTCACCTTCAGCTATCTCATAAGTGAATTCAAGTAAATCGCACTGGTGCTTCACACCTTGGTCGTTCCTACTGTTCACGGTCTTATCTGTGAACTTTTTCTTTGCATCAGTAATGTAGGCTTTATACTTTCCTTCAGGTACTGGCCTTTTGTCCATTGTTGAGGTACTACCATCGTAGTATGTTTTTTTTCCATCTAACAGTCCCATTTATTTACTCCTTTATTTCGGTATTTTGGTTTCTATTTCGTTTTTTAGTTGTTCAAATTGCATATTGAAGTTGACTCGGTTTATCTCTCCTCTTTGTAATAGGATATTGATCTGTCTCTTCATCTCATCAGGAACATTATGTTCATTCACAAGTAAATGTATCTTTTCCAATTGTTCTTTGGACAATTCAGTATCTTGTTTCTTGTAAACATCATCTGCTATCCTAGTAAGACGATTCACACATCTTTTAAATCCATTGGTATTGGCAGAAGCAATGTTTTTATCAATATCTATGACATTTTCAGAGGTATGAGGTTGATTTTTCTTGAATTGTATTCTAGCACCACCAGGGCTGAAGAATTCTCTTTTGATGCCATGATCCCATATGACAAGTGTACCTGTAACGATACACCATTCTGATCCTAAGAATTGACAAGGATTGTCTCCTGTTGATGTCCAAGACCAATTAGGGAAGTGTTTATCTAATTGAGTACGCATATAAGCTTCATCCACATAATCAAATCCATCTGGTCTATTCTTTATATAACGATCAGGGGTTTGGAGGTCCGATCTCAATTGAGCTGCGTTTCTTCTGAAATCATCAGATACTTGAAATTCTTCAATGTTGGCAGGTAGCTCTTTGAATTCTGCTATTGATGTAGTTTCAACTTGCTTTTTTTTTGGCATTTTCATCCTCTTTTTTTAGGGTTTTATGTATTTCTGGGTATCCCATGTAACTTTCAGAATAAAATGTTTCGATCATTTTTATTGCCATACTTGTACTTAAACCATATTCTTCAATTACATTATCTAATTCAGAATCAAGGGCAGTGTGAAAGTCTTCTTTTACCATTGGATACAATTCATCAAAGATTAAATCTTCTTCTGTTGTCATTATTTATCCCCATTAATTATTTTAATAGCGTTTTTACAAGCATTTATATAACCTATATCATAAGCTATGATTGCTTCTTCATTTTCAGTATCCCAACTTGTTAAATCGTCCATTTCATGCTCTTCTATTAACTCTTCTTCAGTGCTTGTGATTATTGCACCAAGCTTGTTAATGACATCTTGTTTCTCTGTTAGTATATTTTCAATACGGATTGCTCTTCGTATTTCATCTTGTGCTTTCTTCACATAATGTTCATCAATTATCATTTTTCTATTTCTCCAAAAATTTCAGTGAATTTTTCGATTGTGCCATTTGGATCTGGTATCATTTCGCCATTTTCATCGAAATCATCAGCAGTTACATCATCGTATTGTTCTGTTTCGCAAGATATACAGTCACCAACAGGAAATCTGTGGTTCATATGGTCATTTGGGTCATCTAGTTTCTTATAATAGAGAGGAGTACTTAAACTTTTAATATTTCCATTATTATCAGGAGGCCAAACATTTAAAATTGTAAATAATTCACCCGATTTGATTAATTTTATTAATTGTGCTACAATTTCTTCATTTACCATGAATTCCTGGCTCACATATTCTCTTTCTTTGCTAAAATCACTTATATTGTTACTTTCTCTCTTTGGTGAAGTGTGAATAGTGACATTTTTGCCTTCAGGGATGGGTTGGCCACTAATATCGCAGATATATTTCATTCTTAGTCCTTTTTTTATGGGTTTATGGGTATTTCGGGGTTTTTTGGTAAAAAACTATAAACTATCAGGTACAGAACTGTGTTTTATGTCTAAAATCGTGTTCTTGACCTTTTTAGTTGCTATTTTTGTTCTAGATTTATATTTATAGCCACGAAGATGTGGATATTCTTCTTGAACAAGTCTTCTAGCTCTACCTATTGAAGACATACTGGGTAATTCTCCATTTTCCCAGTCTGCAAACAATGCTGTGATATCATTTTCTACAAATGATGGTTTGACTAGTCTGTAATAAACAAAAGACAATTTATAGTCACTATCTCTTGTTGATTTCATTTGGGTGAGGATGTCTTTAACGACATCGTATACTTTATACTTTATCATGTGCTGCCTCGTTTAATTGCGTTTGTATCACCGTCCAAAGTGATGTTTTAATTTACTTTAGATAAAAATAACAATCAATCTGTTTACCTTTTATCCTCTAATACATAGTCGTAATTACGGTCTTCTCTAGGGTCTCGATTGACATATTCTGACAATAAATATTTATAAACAGGGTGGTCTGAACCACGACCTGTTACTATCATATTTTCTATTGTTTTATTTTCGCCTTTTTTATAACTATATATGACATATGAGTCTAGTTTTCTAATTGCATTGCCTAAATGAGTATAAGACATAGATTTGATTTCTATATAATCATTTGCTGACTCACTGAAATACCATTTATCTGGGTTGTATTTTTTTAATTTTACATTTTCTTCAATCATTATTCTACCTCACTGTTATTTAATATTTCATTTCTCTTTTTTTCCAGTACATCTAAATAGATTTCTATAAGTGGACTTTCAGGGATATAATCAAGAAATTCTTTCTCTCCATCGCTCCAAGTAATTTGAATTGTCCAATGGTCTATGGTTTTCATTATGTTTCTTCCTTTTATGTTAAATATTACCAAGAGGGGCCTGACAGCAATCATTAGACAGGATTCCGAGGCCTCTCGCTACGCCCTCTTGGTTTTTAGTAGTTATTATCTACTTGAAAATTTTCCCCTCGTCTGACCGTCACAGACTGCACCAACGTCCCATACTAAAACATTATTGACTGTAGAGGATGCGGAGTCCTGGGGTCTAGTTCTAGTTTTACAGGAATATATGGTGGGAGGGGATCCACATACATTTAATGTTCTGGCCCAACTTTTATGTTGGTTTAAGTGTGTTAATATTTTAAAAATATCTTAAACAAACCCGTTGAGCCATTTATATCATGAGTGAGGTTGGCCTAATCCTCTTCGTAACAGAAAAAGTTCCCCTCTAGGGGATCTTTTTATTTTATATACAAAAAGGGGAAAGCTGACTTGCCTTCGATTGCTAGCTATCACCAGCCTCACTCATATTAACAATATCTTAAAGGTCAAAAGGTAATAGGCCGTAGCACCTTGTCACGGGCATCGCACTAATTTCAATCATTTAAGCACAAAGTGTCGTAATAACACCTACCTCTTCATATGATACTTACCATTCTGGTTCTTTAATGACACGAACTCGCCTTAATGACCTTTAATATTGCATACTCATATTATAACGTCAGCAGAGAAGGTCAAGAGGGCGAACTGCTTTACTGTTCCCTGTTCGCATAGATAAGCAATATACTTGTATCTACCCATTATTTAATCTCTCCCATTTTTAAGTACTCTTTACGCTCTTTGGCTTCTTCTCTGGATTCAAAGGTGAATTTAACTGTTCTGTACTTACCAACAATTACATCCATAAATCCCCAATCTCCACATTTGATATTATTCGCATCCAAAAAAGTTTCTGGTAATTGAATCCTACCATTATCATCTATTTTTAGTCTACAGATTCTCACTTAGACCTCCTTCGGTTATTATTCTTATTTGATTATTTCTATCGCTCTTTCAAGAGTCTTTATCATTAATTCTTTAGCTTCGACATCACCTCTTATATCTTCTGGTAATTTATTTATGATAGGTATCATTTTTTTAAGATTATGTATTACTTCTTCATCATAAATAACCTCAGAACCTAAACCGCAGTCAATACAAACACATCCATACTCTGGATGATCGTGAGCGTGATTTATTACAAGGTCTCCGCAAGAACAATTATGTGGATGTATATTAATTAGAATAACCTCCCAATATATTTTGCTCCCAAAGAACCTTTGGTCTCATCCCATTTGTCTATACTTTGACTAATGCTATAAACAATATGGAGATTAGGTTTTATTAAGATAAACAATCTGAAATGTCTATTAAATAAGGACACAATAAAACGATGTCCTATTATTTCATCTAGTTCAGCGATGGTATGTTTGTAGTATTTGAACATTCTTTTTCCTTTCGTTTAAATGAGTACTGTGCAGAGATGATTAGTCTCTATGTTAACTGTGATATTAACACTGTTGAGTAATCTGCGAACAACACAGTAAAATTCTTAAGTGGTAGCTACTTCATCTCGTCCGAGTCCGCCCCGATCATTTTATTTCAGATGATTAAGCACTCTATGCCAACGATTAGAATATCTCAGCCCATCAGGGCTATCGCCACCACTTATAAAATGTTCCCGTCTTACACCTCACCATATGTATGATTTCAACGGCTATTGGATGCGGGTATAATCTTTATACTTGTTAATTATCGTATTCTTACAAAATTTTGCAAGACCAGTCTTGAGCGGGATTTGGAATACCCAACTGGAAGGCAATTAACCCTATCTTGCTTTAGGCGATGGTCTTAACAACACCCATCTCTTTATGCTCCCAAACTCAAACTAGAGGAATTTTACTGGGAGACTTTCATCGCTTCTCTATTCTTTCCTTAGCGTATTCATCAAGCAATTGGGTAAAGTTCTCATAGAAATAATTATTCATTTCTTGATACGTTGGATTTTTCTCTATATCCCAACCATTCTTTTGATAATGTTGCTTGGTGTAATGGAGAGTATCCTGTAACTCTTTGAAATTCATTTCTTGATACTTTTTATACTTCTTAGACATTGATGTTACTCCTTAGGAGATTAAGGCGTGTAATTGCCATAGGATGACAGTTACAGTTACCATTATTAATAGGTGAAGGATGTTATTGATTAGCTTATGATTGAAGATATTACTCCTTGTGGTGTTTAACCCTGTGTTTGTGCATTTAAACGTATACTTGCTCTTGCTATCATCTCTTTAGGGGATGCTATTCGTGTCTTGATAGCCTTTACTTCTCCGTTTACTAGTACATATGTGGTTTGCCGTGGCGTTTTGTATTCGATTACTTTGATATGCTTCATTTTAATTCCCGTTTTTACTTATCGTTCAAAAAAAGGGGGAAGCGTTGTGTGCTTCCCCCGATGATGGTGCCAGATGACTAGCCGATTGGTTGCCCAGTTGATGGGTCAATGGTGATGGTCTCTGGAAAAGCATATTCTCCATCTGGATCAGTCAGTTCTTCACGAGTGAGATCGTTCAGTTCCTTAGGGCAGAGAAGAGCAGTGATTGCAGTATCAGGCAACTTGGACACATCAGTAGTAGACCTAGGTGCTAACAACTCAGCAGAGTAACCAGATGAAGTAACGAAGGCTACGTTCTTGAAGTCTTTGACCGTGTAGTACCAACGTAAGGTGTTAATGGATTGTGTAAGCATTAGTTTGATTGATTCTGGCATTATAGCCTCCTTATGTTATTTATTGAGATCCAATGAAAGTTAATGGCGTGATGAATCTCGAAATCAACGCAAGGCGGGCCCGACATGATATTTAGCCACGTATCAAAATGCTATAATTTTTGAAGTTTGGTCTGAGTTAAGTATCCTAACCAGGATTTGAAGCTTAAAATGTGATATAAATAAAAAAAATCCCAAGGGATGCAAGGGATTTTGTAGATTTTAACCCCCAACAAAGTGGTGTGGGTGGGCCTTCGTCTATTGTCAAGTTAAGGGTAAAAAGGGCAAAAGTCAAGACATTTCGTATTTTGGTAGATTCTTACATGAAAAAGTATAAGCTTGAGATACTGTATAAGGATGATACGGATAATTGTGAGTTCATAGAGGAATCCGTCAATGATGTTGAAGAGGGAAAGGTCTTGGAGATGAGTGATGAGGCAATGGTCATGACTGGCCTACTGCAACCCCTACTCTTAGATAGTCCTGACGACTATTATTCTGCAATGAGTTTCGCATTGGTGAGTGGTTGTATCGTAGGGAATGCGTAAATACAAGATAAAGAAGATAGACCATTCTGTCTACGAAGACTCGGATGAATACCCAAAAGACCTCGTTATCCAAGAGAATTGGAGGTCTGGACGTGTTGGCGACTGGGTCTTGGCCGATGATGGGTGCGTAATGCAGGTTTTGAGAGAGGGTACAGTCAAACAAGGTAAAAAAGAGACCAGATATATAGGAACGTGTACAGGTACCTTTATATGTAAACCCAATACTATATTTGATAGTACGAAACGTAAGAATATCTATTCGTTTGGTGGTGATAGCGATCATAAAGAATCATTGAACAATAGAAAGAACCCCACATTAAAAGAAGTCATGTTCTCTAAGTTTGTCGCCCATGGGATGAAACCTGTGGATGCCTATATAAAGGCGTTTGATACAATGAATAGAGAATATGCAACCGAACGATCCGCAATGCTAATTAAGCAAGAAAGGATCATTATGGCAGTAAAAGAAGAATTGGATGGAGTATTCACGAAATTAGGCATCAATCTTGAATACCTTATTGGTAAAGCAAAGGATGAACTGGAAATGTCCGACAGGGCATCCGATAGGCTTAAAGCTCTTTCCATGTTATGGGAAGCTGCAGACGTAGTACCAAAACAAACAAAAGTAACGGCCTTAACTGGTGCAGTCTTTCAGGGATTCGATAAGGATAGCCTGGAAAGTGCCCAAAGGCCAGTAAAGTCCTTATCAGCAAGTAAATGACCCCACATTGACCGCCCTACGTTTCTGTAAAAGGAAGCTATGGCAGACAATAAAAAAAAATCGGTTGCTTCGCAACCCACTCTAGGTGACTGGCTTGGTAATAAGTTTGTAGAGCTTATACCATCTAGTCATAAAGACCCTAAGAGAGCAAAAGAACAAGAACGTGGCGCACGTAATGTTTTAGGTCTTGTAGACTTATTTATTCCCCAAACTAAAGAAGATATTGCCATTGACCTTGCCTTAACTACTGCATTAGGCCCATTAGCCAAACCTGCAAAAAGACTTGCAAAACTTTCAAAAAACAAACTTTCTAAAAGAAAAAAATCAGCGTTAACCAGATATCTTCCTGATTGGGATGAAGAGATACAAAAATTGACAGGTAATGCGCCATCGTTTAAAGAACCTCTTTATTCTATGAAAAAAGGTCAAAAATGGTTAAGCGATTGGATGACCGCTAGAAAACATCTTCCTACGTTTGCCGAAGATGAAAGTATTTCAGGGCTAGGTGGATTATTCAATAGTTCTAGAAGCGTAAAAATTGCTGAAAATAAAGTTCCTACTAAAATTATGGATAAAAATCCCTTTAAAGAGGCTGAAGTTGGGGAAGCACTTGCTCATTATAGGCTTGATAATAAAAATGTTGAAATACATCCTATGTTTCAAGATGAATTTTATAATGAAGCATATGCAAAAAGAGCAAACTTATCTCCAAAAGAATATCTTGAATCATTAGGAGTACACGAATACACACACGCATTAACACATGGTGATGCCCTTCTTTCTCCTAGAGTAAAAAATTATATTAATAAAATGAAAGAAAGTGCTTATGGCAAGTTTGGTGGCCCAGATGGAAGAATATATGATTTTTCTAATCAGCAATGGATGGATGCTACCACAAGACGTATTACATACTTGGAACAGCCTACAGAAGCGTATGCTAGAGTAATGCAAATTAGAAAAGAATTAAATCTAAATCCAATGCGAATGGATAACGTATTAGATGAATCAAAATTATTTAAAACAAATGAACCTTACACAGAATTAAGAGAGATATATGGGCATAATGAGATTGAGAACATGGTAAATAATCTACCTGCAATTATGTTGATGGATATGAAATTAGAAGAACCAAAGAATGAAAATAAAACTACCAAGACCTCCAAGAATTCTTATTGATTATTTAGTCGTAAAAGACACTTGGATAATTAACACATTAAAAGGAAATAGCACCTCTACTACAGAATACATTGAAGATGGCAAACATAAATAAACACAACGTATCTGTACAAGAGAAAGCTTTAGAATTAGCCAAAGCAGACCTTATTAGCTTTGGAAAGCTATTTTTGCCAGACGATTTTTTACGAAGCGAGACCCCTCCATTTCATTATGAAGTTGCAGATAAGATCAACGACTTGGAAAACAAACAAGTTGCGATCATTCTTCCAAGGGGTCATGGAAAGACAGTTCTAACCAAGGCAAGTATCATTCATGATTTTTGCTTTGCAAAGAAAGATGACCCTTTGTTTTACGGTTGGGTGTCTGCAACTCAAAAATTATCAGCAGGTAACATGGATTATGTAAAGTATCACATGGAATTCAATGACAAGATACTTTATTACTTTGGAACTCAAAAAGGAAGAAAATGGACAGAAGAAGACATAGAATTACAGAATGGGTCAAAGCTTGTCTCCAAATCAAACGTGTCGGGTATTCGTGGTGGAGCAAAGTTACACAAGCGATACGATCTAATTATACTAGACGATTTCGAGGATGAGAACAATACGCTTACTCCAGAAGCTAGAGCAAAGAACGGAAACCTTATCACTGCGGTTGTTTATCCTGCTTTGGAGCCTCATAGTGGTAGGCTTCGTATCAACGGTACACCTGTTCATTTTGATTCTTTTATTAACAATCTATTAGATAACCACGCCAAGGCAAAGAAGAACAAGGAAGATTTCGCTTGGGATGTGGTGACGTATACGGCCATAGATAAAAAAGGGAACTCCTTATGGCCCTCTTGGTTTCCTAAGACAAAATTAGAGGAAAAGAAAAAGTTTTATCAAGATTCAGGTATGCCACAAAAGTTTTGGCAGGAATACATGATGCAAGTCCAGTCTGAAGAAGATTCTATATTCAACAGGCGACATATCAGGTACCATGACGGTGTCTTCAAAGTGGACGAGGATACAGGTGTTTCGATGCTATATATTGATGGGGAGTATAGACCTATCAATGTCTTTGGTGGGGTAGACCCTGCAACGGACAGTATGCGTTCAACGTCTGATTATAGTGTAATAATGATTGTTGGTGTGGATGAACACAATTCTGTTTACGTACTCGATTACCTTAGGTTGCGGGGTCTCCCTGTCCTTGGAATTCCAGGGGAGGAAAAATTAGGGATAGTGGATCATATGTTTGATATGAATGCAAAATATAAACCCAATCTTTTCGTTGTTGAGGATACTACTATGTCTAGACCTATTTTTCAGAGTCTTCGTGCAGAGATGAGAAGGCGAAATGATTTTAGTATACACTTCAAAGAGGAAAAACCTGGGACTCGAATGAGCAAACGAGATAGGATTCAATCGGTTCTTGCTCAACGATTTTCCATTGGATCGATGTATCTAAGGAAAAACCATTTCGATTTAGAACACGAAGTATTAACTTTTGGCCCCCGCATGGCGCATGATGACACTATCGATGCG